TGGTACCATGGGTGCCACTGGAGGCATGGCATTTGGCCCTCTTGGCATGCTCATAGGATCACTTATTGGTAGTGCCGGCATAGGATTGGCCAATTTCTTCGGCAGTGACAGCGACCAGGGATTTTTCAAGGCCGAGGGAGGACCCGTGAGATCCGGACGACCCTACATAGTGGGCGAACAGGGTCCGGAACTGTTCATACCCAAATCCAGCGGACAGATACTGCCCAACATGTCAGGACCATCCATGAACACACCAACGGCCATGTTGAGCACGACCGGCATGCTCGGCACAGCAACACAGACGGCGGCGGCCAGCACTGCCACTGCCAGCAGAGATGACAGCAACAAGCTCATGGCCGAGCAGAATGACAAGCTCGACGAGCTCATCACGGTGGTCAAGCAATCCAAGAACATACACAGCAAGATGCTGTCTGCCAGTTACTCCTAATTTGCCACTATCGCCATCGAGCAGATAAATACACCTAGACAATAGGACAAACGGATGGCAACATACAGAAAAAACTTTTCGGTCAGGACCGACGGATCACTGAGCCCCATCAGCGGCATCACCATGGATCCCATGGGCGGAGCGGTGGACAACAACCGCAATGACGTGGCATTCCGCAACTACCAATCCAGGTTGCCGGAGGTGTACTCGGGACACCCCAACAGGGTGGAACGCTACAACCAGTACGAGGCCATGGACATGGACTCCGAGATCAACGCATGCCTGGACATCATAGCAGAGTTCTCCACACAGACCAACGAGGAGAACGGCACGGCATTTGACATCAAGTTCCTGGACGACCCATCCGACAACGAGATAGACATCATCAAGAAACAGTTACAGCAGTGGACCAAACTCAACCAGTTTGACCAGCGTGCTTTCAAACTGTTCCGCAACACCATCAAGTACGGTGACCAGGTGTTCGTGAGAGACCCAGAGACGTTTGAGCTGTACTGGGTGGACATGAGCAAGGTATCCAGGGTCATAGTCAACGAGTCCGAGGGCAAGAGGCCCGAGCAGTACGTGGTGCGTGACATCAACCCCAATTTCGAGAACCTGACGGTGGCGGCCAAGACCACACAGGACGTGGCCATAAATCCTCCCACACAGGGCGGTTACACGGCACCCAACAACTATTCGGCACCCAACGCATCATATGGCGCGGGCAACAGATTCCAGCAGGCATTGAATGAATTGGTGCTGGACGCGGAACACGTGGTGCACCTGAGCCTGAGCGAGGGATTGGACAGTTCCTGGCCATTTGGACAGAGTGTGCTGGAGAACGTGTATAAGGTATTCAAACAGAAAGAACTGCTGGAGGACGCACTATTAATATATAGGGTACAGCGTGCTCCGGAACGCAGGGTGTTCAAGATCGACGTGGGCAACATGCCCAGCCACATGGCCATGGCCTTCGTGGAACGCATCAAGAACGAGGTGCATCAACGCAGGATTCCCAGTGCCAATGGCGGCACCGGTAGCATGCAGGATGCCACATACAATCCACTGTCCATCAACGAGGACTACTTCTTCCCCACCACGGCGGACGGACGTGGCTCATCTGTTGATGTCTTACCTGGGGGACAGAACCTGGGCGAGATCGACGACCTGCGTTACTTCAACAACAAACTATCCAGGGGACTGCGTGTGCCAAGCTCGTATCTGCCGACCGGTCCGGACGATGCTCCGGCACCACTGAGCGACGGACGTGTGGGCACGGCCCTCATACAGGAATACAGGTTCAACCAATACTGCATGCGCCTGCAGAACCAGATCAGCCAGAAGTTGGATGACGAGTTCAAGATGTTCCTGCGTTGGAGGGGATTCAACATTGACAGTTCCATATTCACCATCAAGTTCAACTCACCACAGAACTTTGCCTCATACAGGCAGGCAGAGATGGATGCACAGCGTGTCAACGTGTTTGGACAGTTGGAACCATTGCCCTACATGAGCAAGCGTTTCCTGATGCAACGATTCCTGGGCATGAGCGAGGAAGAACTGCTGACCAACGAGAAGTTGTGGGCAGAGGAAAGCAACCAGAATGAACCATTGGCACCATCGGGCAGTGACATGCGTGGAGTGGGCGTGACACCGGGTGGCATCGAGGGTGACCTGGACATGGGCGATGAGATCGACGCGGACCTGGCAGAACCTGAACTGGGTGACGCAGAAGCACCCGCGGCGGACGAGACTCCACCGGGAGCCGAAACACCACCGGGAACATAAATAACACTATGACACTTCAAGAAATGTACGACAGGGCCCAGCCGGGATATCAGGATGCCTCTGAGGATCAGGGCAAGGTGACACTGGGCGACCTACGCAAGACCAAACTGACGCTGAAACAGATATCCAAACTGCGACAGATGAACGACGTCAGGACCTACGAGCAGGAACAGAAACTGGTCAAGATACGCAAACAGTACGGCACACCACCAGAAGCACCTGCAATCTAGACATTTTTGGCCCTTTTTGGACCAAAAACACCCACATATTCTCCGCAAAACTTAAATACAACACTAGCCTTACATATATTTGGAGAATCATCACATGGAAAATAAATTCGAACAACTTATCGAATTCATCATCAACGATGAAGAAGATAAAGCAAAAGAATTGTTCCACGAAGTAGTAGTGGAAAAATCACGTGAGATCTACGAGAACCTCATGGCTGAAGAAGAAGTTGCTGAGCAAGAAGAAGAAGTGACTGAAGGTGAAGCAGTGGAGGAAGAAGCAGTAGAGGAGTCAACTGAAGAAGATAAGCCAGTTGATGAGTCTATTGAGGAAGAGATCACGGACGAGAAAGCAGAATTAGGCGGAGACGCCGCAGACGATTTAGTTGACGAAATTGAAGCAGACGAGGAAGGTCTTGCTCTTGAAGGCGAGGGCGATGAAGAAGACCTGGAAGATCGTGTTGTTGATCTAGAAGACAAATTGGACGAGTTAATGGCTGAGTTCGAGGAGCTCATGGCAGATCAGGACAAACCTGAGGAAGAGATGCCAATGGGTGACGAGGAAGGCGAAGAGGAAGTAGTGGGTGACGAGGAAGAAATGGACATGGAAATGCCGATGGAATCTGAGCCAGTCGCTGAGGAATCTGAAGAGCAAGTTGACGAAGCAGTATCTTTGAAGCCTGTCAAGGCAGACAACAAGGATCATGCCAGCAACAAAAACTCACCTGTTCCTTCGAATGCCGGTGCTAAAGAAAAATTAGCAGATGCACATGCTATGTCCAGCACACCGGAAAAAGGCAAACCTGCTCCTAAGGCCAAAGACATGGGCGGTACAACTGAGCCAAATATGGCTCCTGCACCTGCTCCAGAGAAGTCCGACAAGGCAGGCAACAAGAAATCACCAGTATAATAGGAAATTAGTGAATGTTACACCTTAGAGAAAACATTTCCTTCAGCAAGGCCAACATGGTCGTTGAGGGTTCTCAGGACGGCAAAGATCTTTATATGAAGGGCATTTGTATCCAGGGTGGTGTAAAAAACGCTAATGAACGTGTGTATCCGATCACTGAGATCGAAAGTGCTGTTAAGACTCTTAACGAGCAGATCTCAGGAGGGTATTCAGTTTTAGGTGAAGTAGATCATCCGGACGATTTAAAGATCAATCTTGATCGCGTAAGCCATATGATCACAGAGATGTGGATGGATGGACCAAACGGTCACGGAAAGATGAAGATACTACCAACTCCGATGGGTCAGTTAGTCAAGACCATGTTGGAAAGTGGTGTAAAATTAGGCGTCAGTTCTCGTGGTAGCGGTAATGTCAACGAGAGTGACGGCAAAGTCAGTGATTTTGAAATCATCACTGTCGACATTGTGTCACAGCCTAGTGCTCCTAATGCATATCCCACAGCAATTTATGAGGGTCTCATGAACATGAGGCACGGCCATAAGGTGCTGGAGATGGCTAGGGAGTCTAACGGTGATGCGAAAGTACAGAGGTACTTGAAGAGCGAGGTTAAACGGCTCATCAAGGATCTCAAAATTTAGGAGAGAATGGCATGCTAGATGTTATCAAACCATTGCTAGATAGCGATTTGGTTAACGAGGACACACGCAACGAGATCAACGAAGCGTGGGAAGCCAAGTTAAACGAGGTTCGCGATCAAGTCAAGGCAGAGATCCGTGAGGAATTTGCCCAGAAGTATGAACACGACAAGCAAACTATGGTTGAGGCAATCGATCGCATGGTAACAGAAAGTCTCGAGACTGAGCTGGCTGACGTCAAGTCAGAAAAAGCACAGTTGGCAGAAGATCGTGTTAACCAGGTTAACAAGATGAAGGAATCTGCAGAAAAATTTAATAACTTCATGGTTACTAAATTGGCAGAGGAGATCAAGGATCTTCGCGAGGACCGCAAAACACAATCTGGACTGATCGAGAGATTGGAAAAGTTCGTGGTTAGAGCGTTAGCAAATGAGATCAAAGAATTTGCACAAGACAAAAAAGACGTGGTTGAAACCAAGGTCAAACTTGTTGCAGAGGCTCGTGCGAAACTGGAGGAACTTAAGGGCAAGTTCGTCAAGGAATCAAGCGAGAAGATGTCAAATGCTGTTGCCAAGCACTTGAAAGCAGAACTTTCTCAGTTGCAGGAAGATATCAAAGTTGCTCGTGAGAACAGTTTTGGTAGAAAGATCTTCGAGGCATTCGCTAGCGAGTTCGCAGGCAC